GAGTCGGATGCTCTTGAAGTGATGAAAGAGAATATATTAAAGTGTCTTGAATATGCAACTGAAGAATGTCCTCTGTTGTTGGAAACACCTGCAGGTCAGGGAACTGAGACACTGACAACTCTTAAGACGTTGATCGAGTTTGTTAAGAGTATATCCGATAAACGGTTTGGTGTATGCGTTGATACATGTCATGTCTGGAGTTTGGGGGTCTTGCCGAGTAAATATCTTATCGGATTAGAGGAAGAGGGAATTATTCCTACCCTTATTCACTATAACGACAGCGAGAGGGAATTTGACTGTAGAGTGGATCGTCACGCATGTCTTGGAAAAGGATTGATCAGCATTGAAGAATTAAAGAAGTGTGCGGAGTTCGGGAATCGAATGAACATTCCAATGATTCGAGAGTAAATCGGAAAAGAGATTCACTAAGTTATAACATCGTAAAGAATAACCCAAACACTTCAAAAATTGATTTATAAAGTATTTTATAAATCAGATTCATTCCATTCCAACATTACATCTTCATTCCAACCATGAGTTCCTCCTCATCTTCTTCTAGTAATACTAAACCTGTAGGATCTATCGCTGAACGAGCAATAGTCCCGACGTTAGTTCAAGAGTCAGAGTATGATGTGTTGATGGAAAAGAATATGTGGGAATATCAGGATCTTCTTCGGTACGGACAATATAATCTTCAGAAATTCAGATCGACCGATGAACTTAAACATACCAGAGTACATCTAGATCAACTAGAGATTTTATCTCGTTATGTTTTCACTGTTAAAAGTAAATCGAAAAATAAAACATATAACGAAGGGATCCATTATCTGAAATTTTATATGATGAGGGATGATGCTCTTGAATTCAAAAATATTATGAAGGAACATTTGGAAGATGCTATTCTATTGATTACAGACACTCATCCAGATGGACATGTTAGATTCAGTGAGATTGGAAAATCATCAAATAATGAATTTGATCTGACACGTCTCCCTATTGATCGTAATGTATTTTCTCATACTCCATCAGAGATCATTTCAAAACTAAACAAATTGATTACTCCAGATATCGATAATGAGTATAATCGTCATAAGGTTAATCATCTTGTATATGTTCAGTTATACTCCCTCAATTGTAGAAATGAAATTTATGAATCTCTTATCACTTACTTTGTAGCTTTCAAGGATGCTCCTAAACAGTGGAATTTTGAACGTTTGTTAGAGTATGGGCGATGGACTTTTGATAATTATAAGACTACTGGTAGCGGAGTCCTCACCCAATTATACGAAGACGGACAGATTACCAGGGATAAACTCGATGATATTATGGAAATCAGTAAATACGCATTTGTTAGTGATCTTACCGAAGTTAGACCGGGAGACCACCCTATGGACATAAGATGCTATCTTCCGTTGTATCAAGCAAGAGATCTCTGTAAGTGTCTTAGTCGGGAGAATCAGGTATATTACATAATTCGCCCTCAAGGGATGTCTGAACCATGCGAGAGCTATTGCGATTTCCTAGAACGAGATTCTTCTTATAGATACTATCAAAAATCTGAAAAGAGTAAAGAGTCCGTTGATAAGAAGGAAAAGTACACTGTATGGACGGACTGGTTGTCTGAGGTAGATTGTGATCTTCCTTGGTGTATTCGTCCCGTGATCGAGAATCTTACCAAGTCAGGATGTGATCGTGATAAGGATTTCAACCCTATCGTCGATTATAATCAGCTTGCATGTGTATACATTGAGACATCTAATGTTAAGGATTCATCTTTGTATTCTAATATTCGTAAATTCTTTACTCAAATCCTTAAAGTAAAATGATCAGTTATAAAAAATAGATTTAAATCTTAAATAAGATTGTACTATTACAATATGTTCTCAATTACTATCAACGGTATTACCTCTACTATACAGATGAAAAGAGATGGGCCTTTTATTCTTCAGTATGTTTTGACGAACGACAGAACCGACTCTGAATATCTACTTTATAATAACACAGTTGCTTATAGAATACAGGATGATCAAACATTAGTTCCTCTCACAAAAGAAGAAGTTATACTTATTGAATTATCTGGATTTAAAGTTGGTAATAAACGCAAACGAGAAGATGAACAATCTGAATTACCAGACCCTAAACACTCCCGTGAAGACGAATAGAAACAAATTTATATTTTATTGGATATAATTTGAATACTCCTGAGTTGTAAGTGAAAAACTGATTTTTTCACCTGTATGTACTATAATTGTACCTCAATCCAGTTTAACCCCTTCACAACACTTTAACGATGTCGACAAAAGAGATTTACGAGAGAGAGATCCGGGAAATGAAAGAGAAACACGAGAAAGAGATCCGGGAGATGAAAGGAATGTATGAAAAGAAACTTTTATATATGAAGAAAACGGTGGAATTTTATTGTAAAAAGATTGAGTCTCTAGACCCGGAGCTGTCTGCTTGTAATCCATTCCAAAAACAGTTTAAAGATAAAACTCCAGAACACATCGCAGCAAAACGGTTTAAAGAAGGGAAGTTTGTGGGTGAGTTCTACTTTGTTAGAAATGAAGTGGTATATAGTCTTGTACCCCCAACAAGGACTGTGACGAGCAAGATTGTAAATAACGAAAAGATCCCTCTTAATAGTGATGATAAAAAGATAATGAAACTACTTACACTCAACACTTAAAAACATTTGGTAATCTAGATTGGTAATTATAAAAACGAATTTATATCTCTCTTAGGGATATAAATTTACTTTACGTCATTCGTTTCAGTCGTCTCCTATTCAGTCGGTTCATGAACATTCCATCTATCGGTCTCGGAACTTATCAACTGTTAGGAGATGACGCATACAATGCAGTAGTCTATGCTATTAAAGAAAACTATAACCATATTGATACTGCAAAACTCTACAAGAATGAAATGTTTATAGGTCAGGCTTTAACCGATCTTCCTGTGTCTAGAAGTGACCTGTTTATTACCACAAAAGTACTGAATAAAGATCAGATGAAAGGATATGATAGGGTATTATCAGCTTTTGAGAAAAGTTTATCTGATCTCAAGACAGATTACGTGGATCTTCTACTTCTACATGCTCCGATCATAGATAAACTGGATTCTAGTTGGAAAGCATTGGAGTACCTGTATACACACGGTAAATGTAAAGTGATCGGTGTTTCTAATTTTGAGATTGAGGATCTAGAACATTTCAATAAATATACAATCCTTCCTGCTGTTAATCAGATCGAACTTTCCCCCTTTTACACCAGAGAGAAACTTGTAAACTATTGTAGAGAAAAGGAGATTATTATCGAAGCCCATACAAGCCTTACTAGAGGGCAGAAACTAGATAATCCAGTTGTTGTAGATATGGCAAAGAAATACAGTATATCCCCTGCTCAGGTGATGCTTAAATGGGCAAGACAAAACGACTATATTATCGTTCCTCGATCCTGTATTCAGAGTGAGATTAAGGAAAATATAAACTTACCTGAGATTGATATCGCTGGGAAAGATATGGAAGTACTTAATAATCTAGACGAGGGATTTGCTTTAACTAAAAGAAGATGAACGATAATACGATTTTATAATTATTGAAATTATAAAACAATGAAGTAGATTATTGATAACGATGAATGATAAATAACGAAGAGGTTTATAAATTTTTTGAGATTTATAAAATTATAAAATTGGATTATCGTTCATCATTCATCATCGTTTATCGATAACGATAAACGATGTAGGACTTTTTAGGATTTATAAATTTTTTGAGATTTATAAAATTATAAAATGGATTATCATTCATTATCGTTATCATTCATTATCGTTATCATTCATCATCGTTATCGATAAAAATAGATCAACGGAGTCGGAATATCGTTTATTGACCTTCCTCTCTAAGGGCTATTACAGAAAAATTGATTTTTCTCTGATCTACACAGTAAAAATCACCCAACTACACCACAACAACCCACAACGCAACCAATCAACTATGTCTTTCTCCCACATTGAGTCCAAGTACGAGGCGATGGAATCCTGTCTGTATGATGACGCCACGTTCGAGAACACGGTCGAGCTGAGAAAGAAGTTCGAGATCGAGGATACTGAGATGGCAGCATACCTCGTCAAAGAATACGATCCGGATGTGTCGACTGAGTTTGAGGGATGGACCACCATCTTCACTGATGAGATCATCTCGTATCTGATCAAGATCGACATTCTCGAGGACACCAAGTACTCTGTCTTCAAGGAGTATCTCTTCCTGAAGCACGGAGTGACCTTCAAGAACGAGTCGAAGGAAGTCACTGCGAAGAAGATTCTTCGCGAGGTGTTCGAGGAGTTCACGCAGAACGGACGAATGGGGGATGAAGGGTACGCGTCGGAGATCGCGGATCTCTCTCGGAAATACGCGGAGTTCATCCCCGGGCTCGGAGCAGTCGGTGAGAAGATCGATGGACTCCTCAAGAGAGGAAAGGAGATCACGATGATGTCTGACGAGGAGAAGGAAGCTCAACGGATGAAAGTCCTGAGACAAGAAGAAAGACACGAGGAGGAGATCGACGCTCTCCTGGCCAAACGAGAGTCCATCGGAGGGGAACAGTACAGAGCCGAGTCGATCGCTCTCTCTACCAGACAAGACGAGGAGAACAAAGCTCTTCATGGACCGTGGAAGTACATCACGGGAAATGATACCGGGAACGAGGATATGATGGAGGTTGAAGAGTGGTTCGGGAATGTCGTTTACAAGGAATAAGTTAAGAGGAAAATAAGTGATACAATAACAAACAAAACAAATAAAAATATAGCTTTAAATGGGCTATATTTTTAACAATCCATCGTTATCGATAAACAATAAAATAGATAATGATGAACGAAGTAGGACTTTTTAGGATTTTCAAAAATTTATAAATCGGATAATCGTTTATCGTTTCACTAATCTACATCATTCATCATTCATTATCGATAACGATAAAATAGATAACAATGATAAACTTTTTAGGATTTTTGAAATTTATAAAATAGATTATCGTTTATCGTTTCACTAATCTACATCATTCATTATCGATAACGATAAAATAGATAACGATGATAAACTTTTTAGGATTTTATAAATTTCAAAAATTTATAAATTGGATTATCATTCATCATCATTCATCATCATTCATCGTTATCGATAAATGATTCGATAATTTCAAGATTAGAATCTGATCTGTTAGCTAATATATTAATCTCTTCATCTAGCTTTTGATGGATTCTTAGTTTGGAATAGATCTTATCCTTATACTCTTTTAATAATTTAATATTTCTCTTAATCTGTAGTCGTTCAATAAAACAGTCAAACATATATCCTATATCACATTCATAATCCTTTCCTTCGATAACAGTCATAAACCACTGTCTTATAACTATCTTTTCAGAATCTGAATATTCTAGTGTTCTATACCCGGATTTATGGAAAGGTGTTTCTCTTTCTACTATATCAAATAGATCAATAAGATAGTCTATCCTCTCATGAACTTTGTGAAATCCAGGATTGATTCGATGAAGATCAGCCCATGCTTTCTGGGCTAGAGAATCCATATTTGTGTATTTATAAATACACAAATATATAACTATTTAACTTCTTGTTGTCATTTATCAATAGATGTCTGCAGGAACTGTAACAGAAAATTCTCGGTCCAATGAGAAACTTATCCTTCTCTCCACACTAGGGGAGGATGATGTATTTTCGTTTCTAAAGGACAGTACCTATGTACAGGAGAATCGAATAACAACAAGTATAAGTGTTATGAATCAGGTACAGAACAGATTAAATATAGAGGAAACTCTCCCTGTAAAAAATAGTTATACAATATTCGGATGGATGAATTTTAAAAAGAAAAAAAGGATCTATCCTGAATTATCAGATATCACTAGAGATGAGTTTGCTGATTTTATATCCACTAATCGATATTCATTCACCCCAAATAAAAGTATCATTAGGGATTATAGATTTCTTTCATCTACGACATCTTCAACTGTTATCGATAAACTCAAAGACTCAAACGATAAGATAGAGTATTTCAGAAGGAGCTTTAATCGTATCATAAAAGAGGAGGATAATCAGACTAGAGAAAAAGCCAGAATAGATAAACTTATAGAAAAGGGGGATACTAAGTTTCTTATGAACAGCAGTGCTATATTTGTTAACCGAAAGACAAGGAATCTTAAAAAATTCTTCAACGATGTAGGAAACTCGGTCTTGTATAACAACAATTCAAGTATGTATGAATACTTCACCAATGTAGATAAAATGTATAAATTCTTTCATTTTGTATCAGGATCTGTTCTCTATCAAAGTTCAAAGACCATGTTAGTCTCTGCTACAATCACCACATTTGGATTGTCGGGATTCGGAGCGACTTTAGTTTCTGCCCCTATTTACATAGCTTACAGTTCATATGACGCGTATTCATCTGTAAAGGATGACACAGGGGAAACTACATGGGATAAACTAAAATACGCAATGTGGAAAGGACCTCTTGTTGGAAGTATAGATTGTATAAAAGATATTGCAA